CAGGGCCTACTGTATCTGGACCGTATGACCCAGAGCCTACTGATCCTTGAGCTGGAGGGCCACCTAACCCAATGTGATCGTCATTGTAAACTGCTGTCATTTCTAGTTGATACGCAGTACCACTTGAATTATCTAATACTCCAGGTGTTCTTGCATATAATCTATAATAGTTTGCATTGTAAGGACTACTTGCAATAGCTGTGTACCAAGGTGTGCTGTAAACGTTTGTACATCTAAAAAAGTTTCCATTATCATTTGGATCAACACCTGTTGCTGGCTGCTGCCCTCCAAACGACTGTGTACTTGCTGTTTGCAGCAAACTTCTCCAAGACGCATCTTGATCTGAACCACTAAGAGTGTTCAAACTACTTAGAAGTTGAATTTGTCCACCACTGTTAAAATAGTGTCTAGCATCTGCTGCTGTTGGCCAAGTAAAAGTAATAATCACTTGCGCAGATGTTGTCCATGTTCCTGTATATACTGCATTGGTGTGTACTGTTGACGAAGCAACTGATGCTGGTGGTATGGTGTATTTTGCAGCCTCAAGTGCAATAATTAAATCATTCCATCTTCTGTAAGGCTGTGTATTATATGTTGCATCATTAGTAACAGTATTTGCTTTAATTTTTTGAGAAGTACTAATGTTATTAGGCCAACTTCCCCAATTAGTAGGAGGATTTGAACCATATAAATGCCTGTAAGCATTATACATGTCTGTAATTAATCTACCATATTCTTCTACAGATACTTTGTCCGAAACACCAACACCTGATGCATTCATTGTTTGGCCCCAACCATATAAAGCAGCTGGGCCATCAGAAGGTCCCATCACTAGCTCAAGGCGAGTATATAATGCATTGTAGTCGTTTCTACTAATTGTTGCGTGTACGGTCGTCATATAATATCCTTAACAGCAGTATTTACTACAACAAGTGTCTATGTTGCACTAATGCTGGTTCCAGAATACGATGGACTCGTAATAGAAAATGCAGCACCACTTGGTTGTAATGTTCCTGTAGCTTTTAATTCTTCTACATCAATACTAAGTGTGCCGTCAACTTGATCGCCTGGTGCTGGTGCACCTGGATCAACGTAACTGTCAGTCAATAAAACCTTAAAGTTGAATACTGCGGCTGTTCCTGCGGAGTTACTTGCCACATCACACTTGCCTTGAATCTTGTAATTGTTTGCTGAATATGGCGTACTAGCAGATAAATTATATAAATCTTGATATACATTTGTAAGCATGTATATATTATTCAGCCCGTCTGGTAATCTGCCACCAACTACTTGTCTACCCACAGTTGAAAGTAAACTAGTCCATGCACCGTTTTGTGCTGTTGCTGATCCTAGTCCTCTTCCTGTAGTAAATCTTAGTCTACTTCCAGAGTTCCAAAAATACCTTGCTTCGTTAGCATTACTAAATGTTACAGTTATTACATATTCTGCACTTGTACCCCAAGCAGATGTATAGCTTTTCGTATCTTTAACTGATGCTGTTAGTAAACCAGCATCGCAATCAAATCTATCATTTCTACATTCGTCAGCAAGTGTGTTGTATCCGTTAAAAGGATCACTTGATGATGCTGTAATAGGATCTCCAATAGCAGCAATAGTTGCTGTTGGTACTACACCGTTCTGATGAAAATAAGCATTTACAATGTCAAACCGGATTGCATCAAAGTGTGACTTTAATACTGTTTGACCAGAAATAACTGTTGAGCTGTTAACTGATTGTCCATATCCGAATGTACCAACACCGGTACCCATGACTTCAGCAATTTTGTTGCGCAGGCTGTTGAGGTCTGTTGATAGGATCTGTGCGCCTGTTGTTACCATTATAATACTACCGCTTCAATAATTTTTGTTCCTGAATTTGAATTACTTTCTATTGCAATTGCAAATACGTCTGCATGACTGTCAGCTTTTGTAGCGTAACCTTCCGCAGCAGCAACTAATCTATCTCCTTTAGCAATACTGCCGATAACTTTAACTGGTACACGCCCTTTAAGTGCAATGTATGTTCCACCTTCTAACCATGAGTTCATCATAAACGCAGGCTGTTCTGAAACAACACCTAACGCTCTATCGCCTTCACTACATGCAGTAACTTCTGCGTTTCCGCCAACTGATACAACTGTACCAGGCTCATATTCTGCGTCTGCTAAATATTTCTCTGCTAAGTCAGCATATCTAGCTGCGGTTGCTGTACCTTGAAATAAGTTAGCAATTAAGTCACCGCTTGAATTTCTTGCAGCAATTGAACTTGCTGATGCTGTTGTTTTAGCAGTTTTATAATTAGGATCACTATCTGTTGCAGTATCGTCAATTTTAATTCTATCTGCAAACGTTGCTGTACCGTTAAATGTATTAGCAAAAATTACACCTGACGCATCTCTAACAACAATACTGTTTCCTGAAGAAGGAACTGATACAGATGGTGTAATACCATTCAATGCACTTGCATCTGATGCTGTACCAGTCAAGTTACCTTGAACTGATCCAAACAATGTACCGTAAATATTTGCGCCTACGTAACCAATGTTTTTAGTAGCACCGTCAATCATCACAGTTGAATCATTAGCAAGTAAACTACCTTTTGTATTACCTGTTACATTACCTGTTACGTTACCTGTTAATGGCCCTGTAATTGCATCAGCATGTACTGCTGACCAAGCAAGTGCCGCTGTACCTAATGTAAACGAACTGTCAATACCTGGAACTACTCCAGCTGCTGTAATATCTAATACATTCTTTCTTGTTGATCCACCGTCATTGATAATAAAATTAATAGGATTACCAAGAACACTTTCAAAAACAATTTCGTCATCGTTTTCAACTCTTAATCTAAAATCGCTTTGGTCACCTACTTTATAACCTGCATCTTGGAAGTTAATTTCCTGGTTGAAGGTAATACTTCCTTTTTGTAAGTATTGATCAGCAGCAATGCCGCCTAGCTTTAATGAGTTAGATGATGTTCCCCAGTATACATAACTATCTGATGTAACACCATTAGCATCGGCTTTCGCCATTGTAATACCCTTTTTAACTAACGTAAAGTCGTCAATAGGGTTAAGTGAACTGTTTAGTGTAAATTCTGTTTGTGAAATAATTGCAACTGTTTTACCACCTGCATTAATTTTTAAAATTGAATGGTTTGTGTTACCTGTGTCTTTAACAACTTGTGCAACTGCTCCACTAGCACCAAGATCTGGTGATGCTTCTGGTCCTACTAAGACAAACTCTCCGCCTGACCATGCATATAATTGTTTTGCTGATGTATCCCACCAAAATTCTCCTACTCCTAATCCTGAAGGAGCAACTGATGCTACTTCAGCACCGTTGGTAGTTTTCCATTGTGTGCCGTCATAAAACTTAATTTTCTTATTAGCACTGTCAAACCAAACTTGACCAGTGACTGCTTTTGGTGGTGCAGTAGTATTCGCAAAGTTTTCTAGTAAATGTAAGAAGTTTTCGTTCTGTACTTCACCGTATCCTGCGTAGTTTTTACCAACGAAACGTATATCCGTAGTGGTATCAATAGTTCCGTCTTCTACTGACGTTAAAAATGTTCCGTTAAATTTATCTACTTGATATGCCATGTGTGTTTTCTTCCTAGTTTACTGTTGTATTTATCTACCTTCACTCGTCTTCTGGTGGTAACGGCTTAGGGTAAAAACTGTATACACCTGGTTGATCTTTGTACGTTTGAACAGCAGTATTGTGGTTATCAACTTTCTGCTTAACGTAGTTACGCATAGCAATAAAGTCATCTGTAAGCGGAATTCCAGCATTTTCTAAGCATTCTGCAATAATATTAAGTTGCTTGTGTACAGGATACTTAACAAGAATCTGCTTGTTAACTACTTCGTCAATCGCTACTTCTTCAATTAACGGTATATCATTAAGAGATCTTACTTCGCCACTAGCATAATCTCCCCACCAATATTCATTTGCGTCATCTAAATCAATAACTTTGTGAGGTACGCCTTGCGCGGTAAGTCTTTCAGCAAACTCGCTATTATAGTCCTGAGACGATATCACCTTTGATCTATCAGTACTAAAAATAATAATGTTTTTCATCTAGTTCTTCCCCAACTTAATGCAAGACTTATTTTTGGTCTTTCATTTTGTTTAATTTCTGTTACTTCGTGTTCTAAATTCACAGGCATATCTATTAACATACCAGGTCCTTCGTCTACTAAATTTCCTTTGCCTTGTTCATCGTACCAACAAAAGTGCGGAGCATCAGCTCTTAAAAATATTAGTTTAAACTTCCAATACCCGCCTGCACTATCTCTATGCCTTTTAAGATAATCACCTGGATCATATTTGTTAATACAAAAACTATCACAAGTTCTATCTTCTTCTGGAATTGATTCTGTAATCAACTCCTTTAATTCTTTTGGCATGTTCCAACGGAACATACTTTTTAACTTACTTTCACCATAGGCAGTTACAAAATTAAATTCTTCTCCTGGCTGCCTAATAAAAAAACTGTCTTCGTTTGCCTCTACTAACTTTACTATCTCATCAACATTCTTACAATAGTCCGATACTAACTTTACTGTCATTATACATATGACCAAGTACCAGTGTAACTCCAATTACTACCGTTTGAGTTATAAGTCAACTTGTAACCAGTATTACTATTATAAAGTGTAGTTGAAGTACTAACACTAGCAGTAGCCCATCTGTACGCTAAAATCCATCTACCAGCACTAAAACTAGAACTTGAACCTGCATATATGTTGTTAATTATCAATTCAAAGTTCAGTCCACTTGCTTGACTTGCAGGAAGATATGCTTCAATTAAATCAATATACTGTGCATCTGGTGAACTTGTATTTGGTGCCGGTGAGCTAATAACAAGTTGTCTTGTATTTGCATTTGAAACAACATTTTGTACAAACGCTGTAGTAGCAATATAAGTTGAACTATCTGAATTTGCTCTAGTTACACTGTACGATGCATTGTCTGCATTAGTAGCATTTGCAGCCTGTGTTGCATTAACTGCCGTAGTTGCTGTGGATGCTGTGGTTGCAAAAGCTGCGGTACCATTTAGGTCTGCTTGAATAACATTTGCGCTGAAATTACCACTTGCATCTCTAGCAACAACTTTGTTTGCTGTAGGCAAGTTAGTTGCATCAACATTAAATGTTGTATTTGTAATACCGTCATAAACTAAACCAGTTAAGTAGTTTCCTGGTGTTAAGTTTGAAAATGCTATTGTATCCCATACTGGCTGACTAGGTCCTGTTGACTTTAAGAACTTACCTGCTGTACCTGATGGAATGTGTGCTGTTGAACCTGAAGCAGTTTGATAAGGCATTGTTCCACCTGCTCCACCTGCAATGTTAGTTGCTGTGGTTGCTGTTGTAGCATTACCTGTAACCGCACCTGTCAAGTCACCGTAAAAATTTTGTGAGTATGTATTCTTATATCTTAATGATCCTGAACCAAGGTCAATTGTTATATCTGCACTTGGCAAAAGCCCTGCTTGTGAACTTGGAGATCTAGTAGGTCCAAATAAATCAAGTTGATAATCTACACCTTCTGATGCTGCTAAACTAATTTGATTAGCTGCTTTTATTTCTGTAGCGTTAATTGTACCATCAATAGTTAAGTTTGAAGCAACTGTAATGTTACCTGTAACACCTAGTGATATAAGTGTTCCTACACTTGTAAGTGCTGATGTAGTAACAGTGTTGTGTAAGTTTGTACCTGTTAGTGTGTTAGCATCTGCTGTAACTGTAATGTCTGCTGTTCCATCAAACCCAACCCCGTTAATATTTCTAGGACTTAATAATCTTTGTGCTGCGGAAGCTGTTCCGCTTAATGTTGCACCAATAAAGTTTGCTGCTGTTACAGTTCCTGTAAACGCACCTGTTGTACCTGTAATGTTACCTGTAACATCACCAACTAAGTCTGAAGTGATTTCATTTGCAACAAAATTACCTGTTGTATCTCTTGCAACAACTTTACCTATTTGATTTAAATGTGTAGCATCAACTGCCCATGTAGTAGCATTTCCACCATCAAAGTCTGTTCCTGTTATATAATTTCCTGCAACTAAACTGTAAGGTGTTTGTGCTGTAACTGTAAGGTTAGCTGATCCGTCAAATGCAACACCGTTAACTAATATAGGTGATTCAAGTCTTGTTGCTTTATCTGCAACACCTTGTAACGAACCTTTTACTGTTGCCATTGCATTTAAATTAATACCTGTAACTAGATCTGAAAATCCACTTACTGGATTAGTTGGATCAATTGTAAAAGCATTCGAAGCAATAATACCTATTGTAATACCATTTACTTTAAGTTCAATTACTGGATATGTTGTTCCGTTAGTTGCTAGTAATGTTGTTGTTGTTGCTCTAGTTGGTAAGTAACCGTCTGCTGTTTCAGGACCAATTTTAATCCAATTAGTTCCATCATAAACATGTAAGGAAGGATCTGCTGGAGCCGCTGCGGTCGATACATTTTTTAACCAAAACGTTCCAATTGCTGGTGTTACTGGGGCAGTAGCACCCACGTTCGCAGAGCCTGTTTCTACCCAATTTGTACCATCATATATTTTTAATATACTTAATGATGTATCAAACCAAACTTGTCCTTTGATAGGAGTTGTTGGTGCAGAGATATTCGCAAAATTTTCTAATAAGAATAAAAAGTTTTCGTTTTGTATTTCACCGTAGCCAACATAATTTCTACCAACGAAAGATAAACTAGTGGTCGAATCAACTGCTGCATCTTGTAATACTACAAGTTGAGTTCCGTCAGTTTTGTTAATTACATAAGCCATTTATACGCTCCTATTTTCATCTTATGGTAATACCTCATCTGAAACGTGTGTCCAATTGCCTGACAACAACTGGAATACTTTAATAATTCTAGATGTTGTAATACCAGCTGCTGGTATAGATGCAATTGCACCGTTTACTGCTGTAACAGCAGGTGCTGTTCCTGATGGTGTATTAAATGTATTCGTTGTTATACTGATCTCAGGTGCTAGGTTAAAATTAATTGTTGAGTTACTTAATAATGTTACAAGTATTCTTGCAAAAGTACCTGATCTATATTCAGCTGGCGGAGCCAGCTTGGCTAAAATTTCTGATGCAATATAACTGTTTGGTTTACCATCTGATAAGTCCATACTAAATGCTAATGATCTTGTTTGTGCAATGTCGTCAACATATTCTTTTGTTGCAGCATCTTGTGCAGTTGTAGGATCAGCTAGTCCTGTAATTTTTGGTGTTCCTATTAGTGCAATATTACCTGCGCCGTGTGCTTCTAATTGTATATCATCGTTGTTATCAAGAGTTGAAATCTTCTGATTCTCAATTCTTAATTGTGCTACTGGCGGTAAGCCAGGTCCAATATTAATAACGTTCTGCGCACCAAAGGCTGTAACACCTGGGATACTAGTAATACCTGTACCTAATGATGTTCCACTTAATACTGTTATACCGTTAATTTTAAATTCTTTACCAGTTGCTAGGTTAACGTGTTCTGAACTTGTAAATGCTTGTGAAGCAAGTGCAGGATACTCTGCTGTTGCACCTAATCCGTCTTTACTATATAGAATTGCTTTATCAGTAGTACCTTTAATTACAAGTCCACCGCCGTCTGCAATTTCATCTGAGTTAGAACCACTATCGCCTGTTTGAGCAAGAACAATGTATTTGTCTTCAACAACTAATTCTGTTTGTTTAATTGTAGCAAGATCGCCATCATTAATAACAAGGTTACCTCTAATAGTAAGGTCACCTGCTAGTTCCATGCTACCACCAGTTTTAACTAAACTGTCTGGTGCGCCTTCATATAAATCAATTTGTCTTGTAGAAGGAGTAATCTTAACTGCAATTTCCTGCGAGATACCTTTTCTAACATCTAAAATTAAAAGTTTATTTTCAGCAGCGTTTGATAACTTAACGTTACCGTTATCAACTGATAAGTTAGCCTGCGAAGCAGAACCAACAACAAGACCTAAGTCACTTTCAATTCTAAGTGTGTTAGTTAATGAGTTAGCAGTATCTTTTCTAACATAGTTTGTAGAATCAATGTTTGCTAATTTTTCTGAATTAGTACAAGTTACATCAAACTTAATGCCTGACAACGTACCTTGGTTAAAACCTGGACCAATGTCTCCACTAAATCCTTCAATAGCATTTTTAGGTGTAAATGAATCTTTGGCAAATATACCTAATAAGATACCGTTGTTAAATAATGATGTAATAACACGAGTTTGGTTTAGTGTATCAAGGATACTTGTTACAATAAGTCCACTAGTTCCTTGTGCATCTGAATACGCAGGACCTAATAATATAGTGCTAGTTCCGTCAAAGAAGTATAATTGTTTAGCAGTATCATTAAACCAAAGATCACCAACACCAAGTGTTGTTGGTTGTGAGTTAGCAATTGTTGCAGAACTTACAGGAACAAATGCTGTTCCGCTGTAAACTTTAAGTTTTGATTCTGTGCTATCAAACCAAATCTGTCCTTTGATAGGCGCCGTAGGCGCAGTCACGTTAGCAAAATTTTCTAGTATCTTAATAAAGTTTTCATTAAGTACTTCACCAAATCCGCTATAGTTTTTACCAATTAGTGTAATGTCAGTAGAGATATTATCAATTTGACCATCGGCTACTGTTGAAACTATTGTACCATCTGTTTTATTAATTTGATATGCCATTTAATATCTCATCCTACGTTGTTGTAAACGCTGGTGGTCCCGAACGTATAATATAGTTAATTGTCAAAAACGGATTCATAATACCAACTAATGACCCTAACGTAAAGTCTGTACTTGGTTTCTTAATGCCGCCTGATTGTTGTAAGTACTGTGCTTGTCCTGGTGCTGTAGGCCCTAAACCTGTTGTACCTGGACTGTTAATAGCACTATCAACTCTAACAGCAGAATATTGAATTCCATTTGCTGTCATATCATGTTCGTGATCTGGTAGGTTACCTAATGTTAACGCTACCGCACTTGCGCCTGCTGCGCCTGCAAGTGTTTGAGCTTCTGTACCTTCAACTCTTGCTGGGCTTGGTTCACCGCCGCCGTTATCAACAAATCCACCAACTGAGTTTGGTACATTAATGTTGTTATCCATGTTGTGTCTGCCTAATGCAAATCTACCACGTAAATCTGGTATTCTAAATGTTCCAGTACCATTAAGTGCTGCTGAACCGTTATATGTTGTTCCTATAATATCAAACAACTCTGGAAACTTAGATCTTTCAACTTCTCCACCATCACAAAATAAAAATCCTGTTGGTGGTTGTGTACCTGCATATGGGAGGATACCTCCTAACGGTATTCCTAAGTCTCCTATAAATGTATCACGTGTTTCTTTAAGAAGTCCTGTTGCTCCGCCTGCTTCAGCTGAAGCTCTGTATACTAGTACAAAATCGTTTTTGTCTGATTGATTTGGTGCAGGTTCTGATCTATCTTTAACAATGTTAGCAGTCAATGTAGTAGCAAATGTCTTAGTTGCACTACCTACCTGTCCGTCAAACTGTATTGCTGGCGAAACAACGTCACCTGTTAGTGCAAAACTTGTAACATTTTTTAAGTTAGTTGCAGTGTTTGCATTACCTGTAATGTTACCGTTAATTGTACCAACAATTTCATCTGCTTGAATTGATTTAGCATAAACTGTTTTCCATCGTGTTGTTGCTTCACCTAAATCATATGTATCATTAAGTTGAGGTTTTGCAGTTGATGATGTAATTGCTCCTGTAATATTTGCTGAGCCGCCAATTAATAAATTTTTAGTAATTGCTGCGCCACCTGTTGTAACAATACTACCTGTTGATAAGTTAGTTGTTTCAGCTGTGCTAGAAATCTTTAGTGCGCCAGTTAACCCAATGTTACCGTCAACATCAAGTGCTTCGTCTGGTGCTGCAATGTTAATTCCAACTTTATTATCAAGCACTCTAAGTACTGTAGTTGGAATACCATTTCTGTTAACTTGTAAATCTACTGAACTACCTGCTGATGAATTGTAAAGTTTTGCAGCGGTAGATGATGTTGTTACTTGGAAGTTTCCGTCAACACCAATTGTTAAACCTGCGTTGTTTCTTACATTAATACCTTGATCAGTTGTGTTAAGAATATCACTTCTTAAAAACTTACCTGCTGATACTTCAACTCCACCAACGTTAAGTGCATCTGCATTTTTAGCAGTACCAATAAGTTTAGGTAGTTCGCCTCCTAAAAATATAGAAGCAAATTCTGTTTTTTCAGTATCGTTTGCTGGCGTTGCAACATTAAGTCCTGCTTTGATTGTTGCAAAGCCTTTAATGTTAACTTTAGGTGTAAATGAATCTTTAGAAACAATTGCAACCGGTTGGTCTGCAATATATAAAATTAAAATACTTTTTGTTTGGTTGTCTGAGTCAGCAATGTTTTCTACTGCTGGTCCATAACGTAATCCGTCAATTGAACTTTCTGCTGGTCCAACTAGTAACCATCTTGTACCTGTGTAAATTCTTAACTGTTGGTTTGTAGTATCAACCCAAAGTTCACCAACTTTAGAATTTTCAACACTAGGCTCTGTAACACTCTTTTGAATGTTTGATGCTGCTTTCCATGCTGTATTATCAAACAACTGTAGCACACCATTTTGTGTGTCATACCAAAGTTGTCCTTCAACTGGATTTACCGGTGCGTTTGCACTTGCAAAGTTTTCTAGTACAGATAAAAAGTTTTCAGCAATAATTTGTCCGTATCCAGTAACGTTACGTCCTGGAAATGTTAAACTTGTATCTTGGCTTGATGTATTATCAAACACTGTGATCGGAGTTTTATTTTCGCTATCTGTAAAATTTACAATATATGGCATTTATTAAACCTCCGTAAAGCCTGTTAAACTCTGTACTCTGATTGTATAATCAACTTGTAAGAGTCTGTTCAAAGACTTTTGTACAGGGTGGAAAACCACGTGTGTTAAAAGTTTGCCTGTACCTGTAGCATTATACCATTTAAGTCCAAGCTCGTCAAAAACAAAGTTACTGTCCATGTCAACACTATTATCAAATGCTTGTTGATCGTCTGGCTCACCATAATCAAGTGTACATGTAATTACAATGTCACTGTAGGTTGCACCACTAACGTGTCTAACTTCCATCTTGTTACGTACTGGATCAGAGTTTGCAATAGAGTTTTGATCAATAACTTTAACATATGTTTGATTATATAAACTGGAATTTGAACCAATTGTGTTAGGTGTTAAGTATGTAATTAATCCTGTAGGGTCAACTGTGGTACCACCGCTACCAAACGCCATTTGATAAACTGTACCTTCTCCTTGATTTGAAAGACTGTTAACTATTGCAACACTCATATTTTCATAGTGTATTGCATTGCGTTTATCCTGAAAAACTTCTCCAGTTTCAGGATCAAAAATCTTAATATGCCCTTCAAAATGGAACCCGCCGGTTTCATTCAATCCAGGTGCTTTTGGCGTTTTGTTTTCTTTGTTTGACATATTTTTATCTTCCAGTTTCATAGTGTATTTATTCAGGTAACTTCGATGTATTGGCAGCAATGAACTGACTAATTGGAGTACTGTTTTTAAGCAGTGTAACGCCTGATGTAGCAGTATTTTGGCCTCTATCGTACCATACTTGTCCTTGTTGTTTTATAATACTAATTCGTGTACCTGCCGCAGGCACATTTGTTAGTCTAATATATGCTGACGATCCGTCAACACTAAATTCAGCTTCAACCTTCTCATCGCCCGCCGGGCTAGTTGAACCTATAGTTTCGTTATACTGATCTATATATGTTTTGCGTAATCGCTTACCGCCAACAAATACTTCAATCGAGTCACATCTTCCATAAATTGCTGGAATAGTACCTTGATACCAATCACTAACAGTACTTAGCTTAGGAGTAAAAGGAAGAGGTCCAATTAACTGGCTGCTTCCATCACTAACAAAATCTGTTCTTGATTGTGTATCTTTGTACGGAATAGTTTGATCCGTACTCATATCAACTACATATTCGCCTACTGGACTTAGAGTCTTGATTGCTGTACCTTGTGTACCTCTTCTCAAGTTGCTTAATACATTACCGCTTTTGGTCATGTATTCAATTTTCTCACCGTCAATTTCAATAATGCCTGGTACATTGTTACTTGCAACAGGATTAAACAGTGAAGAAGCATCTTTAAGCGTAATAGTTTCGTCATAGTAAGTTAATTCTTTTGCTAATACTAAACTATCAGTGATAGCATATCTAGTATATCTATTAATGTTTAGCATATCTTTGCTAACTTGATAAGCACTTGGTAGTGCAAATATATTAGATCCAAATGCCATAATTTCAAAAACATCTGTTTCTTCATTAGATCCTTCAATATATATGGCACCTTTTTCAACATCTAGTCTATAATCAACATCTTGTATTAGTTTATCTTTGTTTCTATAAACCCAAGTGTAACTTACACCCAGTGGTTTGAATGCTATAGGATAAAATGCTTTGCCGCCTGTATATAGATCGCTAACAATATCCATTGACGGATATTCACTAAACCAAGTAACATCAATAGTATCTCCTAATGTTAATGCTGTTGAATCGTTAATAACAATGTTGTTACCAAATACAGAGTATTCTGCTCCTAAGTTATTTTCAATTTTAATAACGTCACCGACCGTCAAATTTTCCGCAGTAACCTCAAGCTCTTTTGTTGTACCATTATAAACATAATCTGTAATGAATGTTTTTAATTCATTGTTAATAAAAACTTTAATATTGTTAGGAACAATAGAACCTGATGATACAATAGGATCAACTCCTAATACAAACTTTTTAGTAACACCATCGTAAATATTATAAACAGTATCAACACTTTTTAATTTTTTATTGTTTACTTCAACAATAGTTGAAGCCAATGCACTATCTCTACTTAACTGTACAAATGTATCTAAGTCATAGCTTTTAGTGCTACCGTCATATATAAACTCTTGTTGATTAACTCTAATTAGAGATTGTAATGAACTATCAACATCTGTTGCTGCACTAAATGCAACTATTCTAATTACTGCTAGTCTATCAGGTTTTACACCAAATTGTACCAATGTTCTATTTGGTGTGTCAGGCAATAAATCTGTACTAGATATAAAGCCAGTGTCAGACTGAACGCCGTTGACTGATACAAATATATTTGAAGTGTCAGCATAATTTGCATTGGTTAAAAATAATGTAGTATCACCGTCTGCAATAAATTCTTGGTAATCAAGTATTGATACACCACCTAATCCAATCGAAACTATTTCAATTTTAGAGTTTTGTGCTGGTACACTTGAAAATTCAATAGTACTATTAGTAACACTAACTGTATATGTTGCTGGTTCAACTTTTAAACCGTCAATATATACTATCACTGACTTGTTTTCAATAATTTTTTGTCCTATAGGATATGTTAATGTTGATCCGTCACCTATTCTAACATTAGATTTAATAGGAGCACCTGTTGAATCTTGATTTGAATGGAATACTTTAATACTTAAACTGTCTAAAACTTGTCCAGGAACGTTTTCTTCTGTTGCAGGAACTTGATCTGGACTAGTATATTCACCGCCGTCTATTGAAATGTCTTCTGCATTTAATCCTGTTGCTGTAGCATAAGCACCTTCCATTGCTGAAAGCGTTCCTCCTGATAGTTTTGTATCTAGCAAGTTATTATCATTAATAGTTACAGCACCATCGCTTTCTGCAGGACGGAAGATTAAGATATCTCCTGGATTTGTTGAAACATATGCACCTACTTCTACAACTTTTGTGCTGCCGTCACCTATAAATGTTGGCATCTGTGCATGAGGATTAGTTGCTATTGAACTATCCCAAGCGTCTGTATAATTAGGATCATCAATTCTAAGTGTTGGCGGAGCATCAACGCCTTCTTCAGTTTGTAAATTAAGAATATCGTCAGGTATAACAGTACCTGCACGTTTTAAGTAAATGTTAATAACTTGTCCGTCTGTAGGAATATAAGGAAGTGTCACACCAATTGTACTTCCATCTGCAACATAGTAGTAATCTGCTGCTGCTTCAACACTATCCCAACTATCTGTAAACCAAGGAAGTGCGTCCCAACCACCTGTAACATCAAATGTAGTACCTTGTACTTGAACACCACCAAAGTCAATACCTGTCATTAATTGATCGAGCTCTTTACCTACCATACCTGATGAAGGATTATAGTATTTTGTGATTCTGCTTACACTATCTAGGATTTCATCATTCTTTTCATATGTAATTGTAATGATATCGTTGTTAGCTGGTGGAGTTACAAATGTAATTTTACCTCTTAACTGTTTGTACACATCTGTTTCTAAAGTAAACAACGATATACTGTATTCGTTATTAAGAACTACTTGTCCATTATTAATAATTGATATTTTTGCTTTATCTCTAGTTGGTGGATATGTTAAATTAAACACAGCCGTTGCACCTGTAGCAGTAAATGACTCAGTTTGTGTAAAGTTGCTGTAGATACCTGTTTTAGAAATCCTATCAAACTTCATATTAACACTCATAGAACGTGTTTTACCGTTACCTAATACTGCAACTGCTCTTGCAATTGACGGTGATGTTCCATTTCCACCTATAAGCGAAACTGTTGGTGTTGATGTGTATCCTAAACCTTGTTCTGTTAATTTAATTCCAGTAACTTTACCATTTGAAACATATGCAGTTGCTTTAGCACCGCTTCCGCCGCCGCCGGTAATCAATACCTTAGGTGCTACTGTATAATCTGCACCCTTACTTGCAACACTAATTTCTGTAATTTGATATCCTTTGTTATCATTCCAGAATTTATAAGGATATGTTGCTAATATATCGTCATTGCTTTCGACAGGAATAATTTTACCTTTCTCTTCTGAGTAATAAGGAGGTAAGTCAAAGTCTGCGACTGCAGAATTTGTAGTATCTAAGTTATCATACTTACTAATATACTCTCTTACAGTTGTACTATAAGGTTTGACTTCATTGATATAATCTAAGTAGCTTTCAAGGCTATCATTTTTGTAATTAGTTTTTTGTTTTAATGTGCCAACATTGTGTGTTGCATTTAAGAAACTAGTTTTAAATGCCCAGTCAACATATGTTTGCTCTTTGAAAACATATCTAATAGATGTAAAGAACAAGTTATTCCATTCAACTGCATAATTGCCAATTAGAATATCTTCTTTTAATGCTTGTAAAATAAATCTAAGTTCGTTTGAAACTTCTTTATCATAAAAATCAATATCATACGAATCTACGTTATCAAATCCAACACCACTTAGTGCTGTGTCATATAACTTTGTTGAAAATTGTATAGTTCCTAGCTCTCTACCGATCAACTCGTAATTGTTCATAGCACCATTAGAAACGTTAGCAGTTTTCTTAAATACTGCCCAGCCGCCTGCACCGTATTCTTTGATTCTAATCAAATCACCGATTTCAACATTTATAGTTGGCTCTTCGTAAACACTAATAATTTCTGATATAATCCTTGAAGTAGGACCAAAGTCGTTGTCCCACCAGTCAGCATATGACCAATATGCTGGTGTGTTATATGCTTGTGATCTACTTCTGTACCATGACTTTCTTGTATCGTCCCAAGCATAAATGCTCCAGAAGTTTTCAGCTGTTGAATCACTTTCAACAAGCACACTAAACTGTCTTGGCTTGGTAGCAACATAGGTATAAAGTTTACCGCTATTAGTAATTGTTACACCATTAACTCTACCTTGATTGTCAATTGTAGTAACTGCTTCTGCACCTGTTCCGTCGCCTTCAAATTCAATAGTAGGAGGTATCTTGTATCCAAAACCTGCATTTACTATATCAATAGAGTTAATTTCATTATCAATAATATTTGCACGTAATACACATTGCTTAGTTCTAGATGTACCAACTTCAAGTAACTCAGTGTAAGTATCAACTGTTGTATCATATAAATTTAACAAAGAACTTGGTTTTGTATCAACTGAGTTCAATGTTGTAAAGTCTAATGAATCAGCAAATGATTCTTTGTGCATGATTGCATTAACGTTTGTAATTAAAGTTTTTAATAAAGTCTTTCTATCAACAAACATACTTTGTCTTGGTCTATAACTAATACCGTATCTCTGTTTTTCTGGCAAATTAGTATCAGGTATTCTATTACCTTGTACATCGTAACCAATTAAACTATCAATCCATTTATTTTCCAATGAAGTTGTTGGTAAACTATCTGCAACACCTTCAGTAAGAAGCTGATACTCTTGGTGTATTTGATTCTGATTTTCTTGCTGTGTAAAGTATTCAATATTAAGAACAGCTGAATCGTCTGCTACTGTTGATTTATAGTTGAATAATAAAAACTTATCTTTATCAATAAACGCTGCGTAAGTTTGCCCTAACGCTGAAGGATCACTAATTAAATTAAATACGTCACCTGCTGAGATAGATCTATCAGCAACACCTTCTGGTACGGTAACTTTATTTTTTACCCAATAGTAATAATAAATTTCTGTTTGTAATCCTGTGTTAGGATTAAATTCTGCTTTTGTACTATAAGCACTATCGTCTGCATACAAAGGTTGACCTGATATACCTAGCGGTAGTCCCTCATTAGTATCTGCAACTACTGCCCACTCTGATGGTAATAACTTAGACTGTACCCATTCGTAAATATCAATTGATGCTCCAGGAGCCAATGCACCCCAAGCACCTACTCTGTATGATACTTCACCTTGCTCATAGTCATACCATTTAGCAGTTGAAATATCCCACCATAATTTACCTACGTTTTTAGTCTTCCAACAAATTGAATCGTCAACAACTGCACCTTCTGCTGTTCCTGTTGTATAGATTGCAGGATCATAAGGTACTTTGTATGAAAGCTCTCTTTCTGCTTCTGCTAACAGTTTCATTTTAGCTGGATCAAAAATTTCTAAATCAAGAAGTTTTGTATCATCTTCTGTATCGTATAATGCAATACGTTTAAACTTATCAATATCAACTGTCTGTGGTTGTGAGCCAATAATGTTTAGTGAATTTTGTCCTTCAGTTTTTTCAAATAATCTAACTGTACCTGTTTTGGCTCCTGTGAATAAAATATCAACACCTGATGATGCAGGTGATATGTAGTTAGGTGATCCAACTACGATAGCATTTCTTGTAGCATATAAACTAAATCCAAATGATTCGTTTAAAGAAAGTGCTTCATCAATTTTTTCTGATAAGAAGAATTTCTCATTCGTACCTTTTTTCTCAAATACATATACTGCACCAGCAAAGCCATCATAATCTCTAAACGTAGTTCTGTTATTATCATATGAAGTCTGTGAAGCATCAAATCTAGTTTGTAATACAAACGGAGAGTTAGTTGCACCAATTGCAATTATCTCTGTGCCGCTTGATATTGAAATATCTTGCCCAAACATTTCATTTGGATAATCTGAATAACTTGTTAATTTTTGTTTTAGTCTATAAGCAAATTCTGTTGAGTCAGTATCAAACTTGAATACATAAGCACTACCTTGATTCTGGAAGTTCTTGTCTGCTAATGGACTAGTTACAACTAATGTATTACCTGAATAGTCTAAGCCAATTGCATAACCAAACTTATCACCTGAACTAATTACTTCGCTTGGATCAAGATCACTTAGGTATGGTAAAGCATCTGCGTTTATTTGTTGTAGTAATCTATAAACTCCAGCAGTGTTCTTTTTGTAAATGTAAACTTTACCCGAAGCAACACTTGTACTGTCACCTACGTTAACCCAAGGTTCGCCAGCATCTGGTGCTTCGTTGTAACTTCTGATTGTACTATCTGCACCTACTGCACTTGGTCCTAGATTTTGTAACTGATGATACCCACCCTGATACTTAACTGTATCTCCTTGTGCGTATTCGTAGTTAGGTTTCCAGTGGCCTTTATAGTTTGTAAAATATTGTCCATCACTGTTAGGTGCACCTACTGCTAGTACTGTTCCGTCATAGTTCATTGCAATAGAAGTACCAAAGCGATCGTCTGCTTTAATTAATTCAGTAAGCTGTTGATCATCAAGTAGTCCAGCATCAAGTGTTGAGCCATCATCGTTAGTCGCAATTGACATTGGAAGCGAAGCCCCTGTTGTTACTTCGTCCAGTAGTACCCAATCATTTGAGCCAGTTGTTAATGAACTTCCGTCTGCAACATTGTCAACTAATGCTTTCCACATATCACCATTTGAAAATACAATTGAGTCCTTAGGATAGAAAGTAGAATCATCAGCAGCATAAATGCCTTTGTAATTTTTATTATAGTCTAAGTGCCAGCCATCTGTTGTATCATATGTGTAAAGATATACACGACCTTTTGCATCTTGTGAGCCAGGCGCTGATACTGACATGTAATAAGGTCCTGTACTACTTGCTTGACTAACTGCAATCTTCTGACCAAACCTTTCATTCTGTTCAGTTCTTGGACTTACTTGTATATCAAACAAGTTCCACTGTTGAGCCTGATATTGGTAAATGAATATTACCCCTGTCTCAAAGTCTCCTGCATTTGAACCATCTTGTTCAGCTTCAATTTTTTGTACTTCAACCCATTCGTTGCTGTATACATCAATAGTACTACCGTCACCATTAATATTATCTTGTGCTTTATAAAGTCTTCCTGAGAATAAAACAATATCGTTGACTATGTAGTTTGCATTTACATCAAAAGGCCCTTTGTATCTATTAGGAATACCACTTGCTGTGTGTGCACCAACCATTAACCAATTACTATCTGGGCTTAGTGCTAGTTCAAGACCAAACGATCCTGTAACATCTGTTGTTAACCATGTTGGTGGTTCAAGCAATTGCTTAGACGATAGACCAGTTGCACCTTGAATATAAACTCCTACCCTTGCTACATCAGGTATACCAACTATAACTTGTTTAAGTGTATCACTGTAAACTGTTTTTGTACCAACACTTGTTGGATCAATGATGCCAAAGTCAACAATTTTCTTTCCTGTAAACTGTTTTTTCTTTTCAACAACTTCCCAACGTGAGTTAACATTAGAGTCTACAAATAACTTCGATCCGTTGCTCATTAATGCTAACTTTTCTACATCAACATTATCGTAAGAACTAAAACGTGCTTCAGTTAATAGCATTGGATAAGCACCTGTACTAGGTTCAAATCCTTGGTCTGCATCATACTTTTCTGTATGCTGTACTGTAACTGTATTAGTTGTTACTGCTTTTACTTTCCAGAATTGATTTAATCCTGCAATTGTTTTGATGCCAAATATATCGTCAACTTTTAGTAAGTGTGCTTTTTCAAAAGTAAAGATTACTTCGTTATCATCATTACTTTGTAAGTTTGTAATTTTTAAATCGTAAACTGTGTTAGCTCTAAGTACAGTCCACGAAGGGCCATCGAATGTAACCCATATATGGGCGTTATCGCTGATTGTAGTAATTGCAAGATTTAATATTTCATCTCTATTTGTAACTGTAGCATCTGTTTGTCCTACTGCTACATACCCTGCTGTTAGAACAGGAGTAGAGTCATAGCTAACAGGATTAATTGCTGTTGTAAATGGTGTAGGTCCAAATTCAAAATTAGTAGAATTAACTCTATAATACCTATCAACTTTCTCTTGAGCTGATGCTTCAACTAATACCGGTTGAGGATTTAATTTAAATTTGTCAGTATCTAATCTAATTTCAATTCTTTCTGATTGATCAACTCCGCCTATCTGTCCTAATCTAAAGCCCCACTCTTCGTTTAAGTCAACCGCCGCAGTAGAAGTGTTGTCACCTAGTTTTGTAAACAATTTAGTAATTGCATTAGGTGTACCTTTCTCTCTGATAAATCCTTGATACAATCTAAATTGTGTTGTTGGATCTTCAGACAAGTTTTCTAAATATGTTCTGCTTTGATACCCTACAGTGTGTCTTGCAAGATCTCTTTGGCTCTTTCCTAAGCCTTCAGACGCTACATCAAAGTAATCTTCAATTTGGTTAATTCTATAATCGAAGTTAGGAACAAGCTGCTTCTCAGGTGTTGAATCTAGTTGTGTCCAGTTATTATCATTAAACTCTTCTCCACTAGTATGATTACCTCTTGCAGTATATTTGTATGCTCTGTAAGATACAATATCGCCTAACTTATAATCGTAGTAAGGTGTCCAAGTTGCAAATGACACATTATCAAATAAGAACCCTGGGCTAGTATAATCACCGTCCCAATCTGTTGTTCTAAATCCTTGAGCTTTAATTCTTTCTTGTCTATAACCTGTTGCTTTATCAAAGATAGTATCATTGAAAACTGTTTTATCGTTAAACACAACAACGTGTTCTTTTAAAACATAGTTTAGTTTCAGTAAGTAGATACCTTCAGTTGTATTTGTTGTGCTAATTGAAATATTTTGAAAATTTCTTGAAACATTTATTAACTTAGGATCTATTGCTGCACCGTCTGCTTTTAAAACACTATAGTCATAAAAACTATCTAGCAAGTTATCGGCAACACCGACTGCTAGTTTAACGTCCATACTTGTTGCACCCGGACTAACTGTTAGCACAGAACCTACTGCCCAATTATGAACTGTCCAATACATAAATTCTTTTGATGCTGTTACAAAGTCTTGTACTACTTGATTAGTACCATCGTAGTTTGCAAAGTCAAATCCTAAACTTTTTAAGTGTGCTTGATATCCTAACAAGAAGTCAACAACGTCTTGTATGGTATTGTACTCTGTTCCGTAACTAACTTTCTTAACTTTAAAACTATTAAAGTTTCTACGCTGTTGAGCAGTAACAGCGTTCTCAACTGGCAAGTCAGGTAACTGTACTAAGTTACTTTTGTCAAATGTTTCTCCAGAGGTAAATGTAGCTGTTGCTCTATAAAATGTTCCTCTATACTCAATAATACCGCCATTGTTAAATCTTTTTTCTTGTTCCCATGTTGCAAAAGGTTCTGAAGTTCCTGCAACTGATATAACAGGATCTTTTTGTTGTGGGAATGTTTCGAATGTATTAAAGTAAGGATTGATATCATCGTACCCATTAACTACCCAACCTTGTGTAGTTTTTTCAAAGATAACACCACTATAAGTTACTGAGCTAATCGGTGAACTTACATTAAAGATAATGTCGTAGTTTTCTGGTGGAATAAACACACTTGCACTTGCTGAACTAGGATTTTTACTATCAAGCAAATATTTCTGCTGTTGTTTATCAACAAACCCACTTACTCTTGAACTTAGTCTAACATTAATACAATCAATATTCTTTTGTGCTTCAGCAACAGAAGCACCCTTAGACTTAATATAAGAAGCAATGTACATTGCAAGTCCTGCAACTTGTGTTGTTCCTGCTACAGGAAATTTTAAATCTGTTGGTGTTAAGAATGTATCTGATGTTACATTTACTAACTGATTTATAATATTTCTTTTAGTTACAGATCTATCAAAGTTTAATACCAAATAATCAAATGGCTTTAACAATGCTAATGCTGTTGTTACTGCAAAAGCATATTCTGAACTTGTTTTCCATGCGTTTTCAACTGGACTGTCATCACCTAATTTAAATGGTCCTCTGTTATTAACAAGCTGGAAGTTTCCTGCAAGACCTGATGTTAACGGATCAACAAGTTTACCGTCACAGTCACACGGAATATGATTTAAAATAGTTGTCCTAGCATATCTCGGATGTATACCTGCTCGTGTACCTTGAGCAATTTTACCTTGTGCAATATCCTCCCATAATACCAAGTTACCGTTTGTGTAAGGAGCAACACCATATTCTGTATCGAACCAACTAGGTTTAATACTAAAGCCTAACATTTCCCAAGGGTGTGTATGAGGTCTATCAGTGTCGTAGAAGTGTTTGTAAACACCTCTCCAATATCCAGGCAAGTTTTGTTTGCCTGTAGGATCAGTCATATTAGAATATGTATATGTAAATGGTTCTGTATCTACGAAATAATCATTTGTTGTATAACCTAGGTTAGTGTTCTGTACCCAAGATAGAAACTCTTGGTTAATTACATTATCTAATTCTTCTTTTGTAAATGTACTGTTACCATAATATCCACCTAACGCTTTCTGTACATCAAAAATTGCAGGGTCATATTCTTGTTTAATGTTATTAAAAATACGCTTTTCAAATTCTAAAAGTAAGTCATCTCTATAATCATTATACGCTGTAGTTTTACTACCGTCGTGTCCTTGTATTACATTTTTAGGTACTCTATAAGTGTCATCTAAATATTTTGTAGGCTCGTACTTAGGATAAAGTCCTAACGAACTAGGAGTCGGTGGCACATGACTAAATGCTGTTGACACATACTCTCTTATTTCAATTCTATCACCTGGTACAAGAGTTCCTAAAATTGTAATAAAGCCTAATGCACCATTAACTTCATAATCTTTTCCAACAATAAGTTGTACATCGTTAAGGTAAACATATGCTGCTTTTCTACTTAATGTTGTTAAGTCAAAATTTTCATTAAGTGTAAAATTCTTAATACCCGGGTCATCAACAACATAATCAGTTTTAGTAAATGCTCCAGCACCTATCATATCTGAGTCTGCAAAAGGACTCTCAATGGTTTTAGTTTTCGTGATATTTTCTATAATATTATCTAAGAAGTCTGAAGTGTTTTCATTGAATTCGACTTCGATTGCTTTCTTAATAATATTTTGTTTAAAAATTGTGTATGCCGACTTAGCATATCTAAGAGACTTTACAATGTTAATATCTTTATCATTAATTAGTAATGTAGAAACTGCTGCAAAGCCCGAATGCTTCATAAATCTTGTTGAGTGCTTCTGATAACCGTCTACGTCTCTTAGGTTTGAAACTCCTGGAACAGATCCTATAACTCTCCTATCAAATTCAAGAGATGATTTTAAATGATCAGTTGCTTGTCCTAGTGTAAATGTTTTTAACTGTTCGTTGAGAGGATTTTTTTCTAGCCCTGCTGGTATTTGATAGTAACCTTGATCAGGCTTAACTGCTGCAACTACTTTTACAGATAGCACATCATTTATACTAAATGTTCTATCAAACGTAAATTGATTTGTGTTTCTAGTATATGTATTAGTAATATACTCGCCATTTAGATAAAAATTAATTAGTGCATCGCTTGGAAGTGTTTCCCAATCAACAGTATTAAATATTCCTATTGAATCTGCTGTATTAAATGTATACTGATCAATAATTGGTTGTATATAAGTTTTGTCAGTTGATATCCAACCGTTAGCATATACTCCATCAATTTTATAAAAACCTGTGTTGGTGTTTTTATTATATTGCTTTTGCAATAATGTGTAAGCAAATTTTTCTGTTTCAAAACTCCAATCAAATACAATGTCGCCTACATTATCAATGTTTGCATACGTTAATGCAAATCCTAATTCTGTATCTACAACTCCACTACCAACCTTATAACCTAAAAGGTTGCTACCAACAAAACTTGATACAGGGTATGTAGTTTCGTTTGAAAATGCAACACCTGTAGAATCATATAATTCAAATTTAGGTGCTTGGTTAGTAGCAATTTTTTCTTGACTAAGTTTCCAAGTTGTACCATCATAATGATACATCTTACCAGAGTTAACTGTACCTCGTCTTACTAACACACCTTCGTTAAATGCTGATAGTGTATCAGCAGTTTCTTTTAAATTAATCTGTGTTGTATTGTTGTGTTTTACAAACTTTACTTCATAAATTCTATTGTTTGCAAGACTGTCTGTATCTGCAATAACTAGAACTCTTGCGCCTTCAAACAAAAACTCACCGTCAATATTATAACCCTGCGAACCTTCAATTTTAGAAAATACATCATCTGTAAATGTATCTACATAGTCAACTGTTTGTTTTGCAATTCCACCATGATTATATAATTGTATATCAGGAAGGAATTCAATGATAGGTCTTTTAGCTCTTGCTGATTCTAATGAATCGAAGTCTTGGTTTCTAAGTTTATAAGCTGATTCTAAAACAGTTCTGTGGAACCATCTATTATATCTAGACCATGGGTTTGAATCTTTGCTGTTTCTAGAAATTGTAATGTAATCTTTATTACCAGGATACTGTGACGCATCATCAAAAGGCTGTGTATCAAATCCTTGATTGTCAAATAGTATGTCAGGAGAATCTGTATCTAACGGTGGTGGTACTAAGTCAGCAAATCTAATTAATTTAATTTCGTTTCCTACACCTTCAATTAACCACTGTCCTTCTGCATACTTAGACGGCTGTACTTGTCCTCTAAACTCTACAACTAATCCGTTTGTAAACTGAAGTCCGTCTGCTGTTGTATAATCTTTTTTACCTACAATTTCTTTATCAACATCAATAAAAGTATTCGTGTCAATATCTGAAATAATGAATCTACCTAGTCTGTTAGGAGAAACATCACTTTGGTAATATAAAATATCTGGAGAATTTTGTGGAACTTTAAATGTAACTGTTCCTACTTTAGTGCCGTTGCCTTCTACTCCGTCTTTATATAGTAGTGATGCAAAGCCAGCATCATTTGAAACTAGTTTCCAATCCTGTGAATCAACTGTAATACTACTTCCGTCTAGTGGACTAGTTTCATTAACACACTTCCAAAGTTGCTTATTGAATACTGCTAGTTCTCCTGGAAAGTATGCTTTGTTAGTATTAAATTCTAGTGAACCTGTATCGTAATTGTTTCTAATATAGAAACCTTCTTCGGGAGAATTAATTTCAAACTTATATTCTTGTCCTCTATATAAAGTAATGTCAGGATTATTAGTTACGCTATCTGGTGTAACTATCCAACTGTTTATTCCTGTTCCAACTTTATATGTACTTTGGATATTTGCTGCTTGTCCATATACATTTACAGATGGCGGGCCTCCAGGGATCCAATAGTATTCTCTATAATTAACAAACTTGTCCCATATAATAGGAGGGTTCCAACTGTAGTGTTCTTGCTCTGTAGTTTTATCATCTCTCTCATTAGCATTGCCGAAAAATTCGACCATGCTTTTAAGATCAATATAATCTTTAAACTTTAAAATTTCTTGGTTTTCTTCAACTGTAACCGCTGGCTCAAGTTGATATCGACTTCTTAGCGTTTGATCTGTATCAAGATAAACATCTTTACCAGTAAATGTTTTTCCGTAACGCTTACCGATGTAACCTACAGTTTTATCAACAACACCTGGTTGAACTAGTGGATCAAGTACACCTGATAAAAATTTATCATTGGCTGGTGTTTGAAAGACATTAGGTAATAAGTCTTTGGTTTTTCTAATAGGTATTTCACTGTTAGGAAACTTTTTATTATCTGCCATTAGTAACTAGAACCTCCGCTACTAGAAGAACTTGATGAACTAGAGCTGGATGAACTAGAACTGGATGAACTAGAACTGGATGAACTAGATGTGGTATTTGACGTTGAGCCAACTGTGCTGGAACTAATTTCGGCAGCAGTAATACTTGCTACAATTTCAATATCATCAACAGTGGCGCCACTAACAAAAATTTCGTCTGGTTTACTTTGTATTTCAAATAGGCTACCAAATGCCTGTGATGTCTGTCTTGGCAATATAACAAAATTTGATATATCAGGCGAAACTACATTTAGTATGTAAGTTGAAAGTTCGCTTAGATAGAATCTATCTCCAAAGTCCCAGTTATTAACATCAAAGAACTGATTCATTGCTGTTACGATTCTTACTTTTAAATCATTATTGTTAAGATTTCTTGTAGGATTCTTAACTACTTTAAACTGAGCTTGTAACTTAGTATCAGCAGTACTGCCAAACAACACTTTGTACTTCACAGGATGGTAAACAACTTCATCACTGATCGACTTAATGGCGTTTAGTCCTGTACCAAACGTTACCCTAAGTTCGTCATTTGTCGGTGCAGTCGGCTCTGTTGTACGAGCACCTGCTAGATAATTTCTAAATTCTGTATCATAAGATCTAGTTAGAAGGTAAAGGTCAATAATGTTTGTTACACTAGGATCAATTCTTCTATCTTCACTAGCTGAATGTGTGTATTGAAACTTAATATTATCTCTACCAATATTTGCTCTATATGTAGGTTCTAATACAAGTGTATTAGTTGTGGTATCAACACGCTTGACTCTATTTTCTGCACTATCATAAAAATATATTAACTGTCCGTTTGTATAATTGTTAATATTAACCAATGACTCTTTTTCAATTACTAAGATAGGAGTTACTGCTGGGTCAACTAAGTTGAATACTGTCGTACCATAATTATCTTTCTCTGATTTAAAGAAAAGAAATTTTAAATCAAGATCTTCACCAACAACGCTAACAAACGATTCTGGATTATCAATAACACCATCTGCGTCTGAATCTCTAAAACCTAATCTAATTTCTTTTGTACTTTCATAACCGTCGTCAAACTTAATTACATCTGCAACTTCAAATGGATAATCTTGTACTAAAGATCCTGTGCCAACATTTTTAGAATTAATACCTAAAACATTTACAACATCTTTTTCAACCTTACCTGTTAAACTGTTATATGCTTTTTCGGTTTTATCAAAGTAAAATCTATTCTGCTTTTTACTACCAAATACATAGTTAAGTGTACGTGTTCGTACAATATATTGATCGTTGTCTTTTACAAATGCCATAATCCAAGAACTATCTAAGTTATTGTTTGTTATGTCGCCTGATTTACCTAAAGCAAATGGTGAAGTTAAGTCTAAGTTTTGATTTTGAATAATTTTCCAACTAGAATCTGTATCATCGTATCTCAACCCAAAGTTTAAATTTGCAAAGGCTTGATTAACCATTGACGATTCAAGTGCATCTGAAAGATCTGTTACAAACTTAGGAACAATTCTTGAAGCAACTGCACCTGAAGGTACATTATCATTAAACACAATAGGTCCAATGCCTTTTGCATTGGCTCCTGTGCCTGCGTTTGTTCCGTCACCTGCAACACTAATAACTTTTGTCCAGATAAAATCCGTTGCACCAATATGATCAGCAGCGCCATTCATAAGTGTTCCGTCAGGCATGAAGTGCTGGCCTGCTGGTGCAACAAATTTAACATTTGCTCCTGCTGTAATGTACTTTAAGTTATTAGTAGAATACGTGCCTACTTTAAGTAGCGATAAATCAACTTTGTTTGTAAAGTAACCAGTACCTTGATTAATACCGTTTGTAGACGCATTCCATACAATATTATCGCTTGTAAATAAAATGCTGTCGTATTTTGTAAAGTAAAAATTGTATACATCTGTTTCTGTAAAGACACCTTCTACTTTTTGTTTAATAAAGTTAATAATGTCTGATCTGTTTGTAAATTTAAAAGTAAGTGACTTTTCATCTTCTTCTTTATACATATAACCGTCTGTACCAAATACATTAACAGAACTATATTTTCCACTTGCATCAATAAGATCAAAGTTACGTGATAAACCACTTGATGTTCTATTTGATGCTTTTACTTTTAAAATGTTTTGTGATGTTGATAGAGGTGCAAGATTATAATCTTCACCAGTAATCATTCTATTTTGTGTGTAATAATTTGCAGGTGCATTCTTTTTAATAGATGCAACTGACTCTGTAGGAGTTGCTGTTGCAACAGTTGACTGTAATGCCATTCCAATTGTTAATGTATGTGCAATACCTGCTTGGTTAATATACTCAACTGAGATATTAACATTTTTCATTTCACTAGGTGAAATTGTATAACTTAATCCATTACTAATTCTATAATAAGTTCTAAAAGAACCTTTAGGTAAGTTACCATACACACCGTCAGCAAAAGTTAAATCAATCATATCGGTTTGTTTAGTTTCTACACCGTAAATATTTCTGATATCTCCAGTCAAGCTATTGTAAGCAATATTGTTTCCTGTAAGGCTTGATACTTTTGTCCACTCTTGAGCTTGGCTTCCGTTTGCAAGTAATTCAAACAACCAAACATCATCGTTGTTAATTCCTTTTGCATCAACTGCAACTTTTTCATTTGTTGATGGCGCATCAATTGTAAAGTCTGCTAACTCCAAAGAACCCTGTTTGAAGTGCATAAAGAATCCTGTGTTAGGACTTGCTGGACCTTTGTTGTCCTGTCTATAAAGAAATCCTAACTGATTACCTGGAGTAGGTGATTCTTCGTAAATTTCTTCTGCACCTTTGAATGTTGTACTTAAAATTTCAAAAACCATTTGTCTACCTGCAACAGTCTTTGAAAAAGTATACATTGGTACATCAGTACTAGCAGTTCTAAATCTGTATTGTTCTGTTGGAATGCTTTGAATAACATCTGTTCCTTGGCTTCTACCAAACTTTGTGTTATCAGACATAGCAGCATCAAGAAGCAAAACAAACTGTTCTGCCCAGTTTGTATTAGTTGGGTCGTTCCATTTAACTGTTTGACTTGCTAGATTACGTCCATTACTATCAACCAACTGTTCTGTAGTTGAAACTGATGTAAATTTAAGTAAGCCTTTTGCTGGCAAGTTACGCTTTGCATTGTAACTAAGCATTTTAGCAATACGTAGTACACTTTCTTTACGCTCAGCAAGTTCAATAAAGTTTTCTCTACTTGCTAAATCAATACGGAAGGATAAACTTTGTCCTAGAAACGCAATAGCATCAATCAGTGCAAGGTACTCTGAGCTTTCAATGTAATCGTTAAAATCTTCTGGATAGTTCTCTCTTAGATAGGTGATGATCACACGTCTTAGATTCTCAAAATCATAAGATTTGAAATCAGCATTAGCGAAAGTCTGGTATATACGTGTCCAGTCTTCGTTAAGTAATAAATTATTTTGTCTTGACGTTGTGCTCATTATTGGTTCCTATACTGTATTTACCCATGTGTATAATATGATCAGTTTATAACGGAGTTATCTCTGTCGAAATTAAACTTCATTCTCTCGCTAACATTGAACGGTATATATGTTACATCGGCTTCGATTCTAATTCCTTGTTCGGTACTGTCTACTCCTACAGCATTTACCTGTATTCTTGGGTCATAATTGATAATATCTTGTACATCTTTAGCAATCATTTCTTTAACTTGTGGTGTAAATTGCTCAAAGATCATATCCCAAATAATAGTTCCGAAGTTTGGATTTTCTAATTTTTCACCTTTTCTAATATAAAAGTGATTGATAATATCTTGTTTTACTAAATCTATATCGTACAGCTTAAAGTTATCAACTGAATTCGCTGAACTAAATCCTTTATACGCATAACTTGTTGCGCCTACTTGCCCTGCTGATGCTTGGTTTACTGATACAGTTTTTTGATTGTATAACTTAGCCATTTTGCTTCTCCTCTCTATCTGTTGCTAGTGCTGTAACAAACTGAGGTGCTTGGTTTTCATGCAATAACCACGGTTCGTGCATTGGAATACGCCTCATGATAGATGATATTGTTCCATCTTGCCATTTTGTAGTTGCCCAGTCTTTCAATGGGTTTACTAATGGGTTATCGTATTTAATTAAATCTGTAATTGTTAATGCTGTATCAGCCTGTGCTGCTCCTGTTGCTGCTGGACCATTAAAGTGTATGTTAGGACTTGCTGACATAATAATATCTCCGCCTGATGCAACTTCTGTATTAGCGCCTGATGTTAAGTAATTGTAACCGCCTGTGTTGATATCCCAGTTCGCTTGTGTATCTGATCTATCACCAATTGTTTGAATATCAGTAGTTCCGCCAATAAAGTGTCTGTGGTTGCCAGCAACAGAAATATCTAAGTCTCCAGCAAGAGGAACATCAGCTGCGCTAGTGTACATTCTTGTTTCAATTTTTCCATTGGCACCAATTAATATGTTAGTGTTAAATGCACTTTCTATTTGTACTCTACCATTCTCTTGTTTAAGAGCATCTTCAATTTTTGCATCTTGATGTAAACTATCAGGTGCTTGGTATTCAGCAGTTGCTTTTATGTTTATGTTACGTCCTGCTTCCATGTTAATATCTCTATCTGCTTTAATATTAACATCGCTCATTGAGTGAACACTTACACTATCATTTGCGAATACATCTACTTTACCATTAGATGTTAATTCAACCCACGCTGTTCCTTTTGAGTTACCAATATAAATCAAATCTTCTGAATTATGTAAAAGAAGTTGATGTCCTGTTCTTGTTCTAAGTCTTGTGTACTCATTATATGGCAAGTCAAGCAATCCTATGTTAGGATTTGCATCTGTTGCAGCAACATATTCCACTGGTCCGTCTTGTGGAGCAGATTTTCTAATGTAACGATCATCACCATCGTCCATAACAAACTGTGTTCCGCCTAATCGTGTAACAGGAATTTCAACACTTAAATTTTCTTTTGTGCCACGTCTCATACGTTTACCGTTTGGACCGTAGTCTAAAGGTCCAGGCGTACTAATACCAAATACTGCATTAGGATTATTACGTCTACTAGATGTAGTAGTAACCCCTCTTACATCATCTTCTAATAATCCTTGAAAGAAAAATCTATCTGTTATAGGATGTATAGGCTTTGGAATTTTCTCAGCATCAATTTCGTTCTCGCCATCTGGAGAACCATTTATTCGTTTGTTAATCTCACCAACTGGCAAAGGCATTTTTGTATTGAACTTTTTCTTTTCTTCGGCTGACAAAGCTGCCAATGATGATCTTTCGTCTTCAGTTGGACTAGTGTCTGCTGCACCAATAGCAGGTACCATGTGATTTGCAAACCTCGGTGGAACACATGCAAACCAATAACCTGATGCAGGATTACCTTCAATAAACATTACCATAACTGTTACACCAACATCTGGTGGAACTGCCCACATACCATAACTTTGTTGTGTATCTTTAAAGTCATCTTTGTTCATTCCTAATGCTTCGTATGGTGTGTGTCCGAAGAATGGAGATGCATAATTTACAAGATATGTTTGTCCATCAGTGTTACCTGCGTTACCTTGATCTCGCAGTAACGAAACTTTTAGTCTACCATTGAACGTAGGATCAAGTACATCAATTACCGTAGCAAGATAAGCACCTGAGCCTAATGCTCCTGCCTGAGTATTATATCTGGTTCTCTTTTCAACTGGCATTAAGTTTTAACTCCGTCAAGTATTTTAGGATCGTAAATTCTAATAGTGTTACCTTCACTGTCTTTACTTTCTGTAAATGGTTTAGTTCTATCAATATTAAAGTTAACTAACGTTCCGTTAGATTGTCTTCTCTTTTCAATCAACTTAGGTTTCTTAGGTTTAGATTTAAACTCGCCATCACCCTTAGGTAATTTTGCGGCCCATTTTTCTATACCTTCTACA